TGGTTGAGAATATTAAGCTCCTTGGGAACCAAACACTCCTCTCCAATTTGAAACACCAAAAGAATATCTTTCTCTTGCTCTGTACCTAATGTTACCTGTTGAAAACTCAGGTTCCATGGTTGTCTCCATTGGTGATCTCTCAAACATTTTGAGTCCTTCACCATCACTATTCACAGATGTCAAGATGTAATATGCATCAGGGTCATTGAGATAATGATTCACTGAGAAACCATTTGGTATAGAAGATTGATTTCTAATTGAGTTGATGTCATTGTCTGAAGTTCCAACTCTGCCCGGTGTGTTTAGAAGCCTATCAGCTACAAACACCAACTGTGGTGGCACAATTAGTTTTTCAGGTCTAACTGCAATAGTTAGATTCTTGTCATCAACAAATGTTGAAATATCAATAATGTTATCTTCTAAAGAAGTTTCATTCAAATCAGCCATTGTGGTTGCCCTATTTCTTGCAGTTCCACCACCTGTTAAAGGGTGTGCTGTAGAAATGAGAGGTTGCCCATCACCAATAGCAAAGTTGGTATCAAATGCATTGTTTAACACATTTGCACCTTTTACTTCTTTGGTGTGTTGCATACTTCTAGCTAAAGCTTTCGTATAACGAGAGCCAAGCTGTGAATATAGGTTATCCTCAATAGCTTCTTCTGTTAATGCAAAAGCTAAGGCTATTGTCTCGTGTGTATAACGAGCAGTGTAACCTTCACCTGCATTATCAAAACTTACTCCAGCACCTTCTTCTTTAGTTGGTGCGGCACCAAATCCTACGATTAATACCTCTTCTTCAAAGGCTCTATCTGAGTCCTCGACTGAGAATAATTCTTCGTATTCTCCTTGGTATTCATCATATTCCATTCCAAACAGTGCATTTAGTCCGGGTTCTAGCTCTTTTGCTAGTTGCGCTCTACTTATTGCCATTGTTTACCTACCTATGCTAGACCAGCGCCTTTAACGCCAGCTATGTGATTTTGAATAACAACCATTACATTAGTATTAGAGGTACTTACATCACTGTTATCAGGGTCTTGAGAAATATCAATAGCCTTTAGAGGTAATGTTGTAGCGGTTGCACCTGTTGATAAGTCCAGTTCAACACCTGAAATCCCTGTAGTAGTGCTTCCTGAGTTGGTGTCGACTATATCGAAATTACCAAACAGGTCTGCCACTGGGAAAGTGTCATCAGACTGTACTTCAAAAACCACATTGGGGTCATCAACTATAAAGGCAATTATGTCTGAAGCATTAGTGCTTGCAGGGTAAAAATTGCTAAATATTTGTTCCTTTGTGGTTGGGTCTGTATACATGCATCCATTAAAGACACCAACTACAGGCACGGTTGAAGAAGCAGCGGCTCTTTCAACACCTCCTCCAGTAACTTGTTTTACCAAATCACCTTGAAAAATGCTTGTACCATAGTTAGCGGCAATTCTGTAACGAGACTGCCCACCTGAGTAAGGTGCGCCTCCCATCATTCTTGCTGGTTTCAGACCAAAAGAGGCATCTTTATTTGCCATAATTATATCCTACCTTTTTTTTCCAAAATTAACTTTAGACTTTCTGTCACTAGAATATTTAACATATCTATTGTTGCCATCAAGCTCATTAAACATATTATTATCAAGAGCTTCATTCTGTTGAATGGTTCTGTTCTTGTAATAATCTGATCTTTCAGCAACAGTTTCTACTGGTATCTTAGCTAAGATAAGTCCACCTACACTTATAACACCTGCATGTTTCCCATGTTCTATTGTAGGTAAAGGAAAGTCAGGGATTTCTTCTTGTTTGACGAACTCCCAACCTTCTCTCATCCTAGCAGAAACATTGTTCCTATCTTCAACACCAACATATTCTGACCTTATCCATCTATATTGATAGCCTTCAGGTGCAGGAGGTGTCTCTAACATTCTTGCAGGTTGCCATGGTTTTCTTCTAGCACTTTTATCGTGTTGCTCTTCTTCACGCGATGAACGAATATTTTGTTCTACTTTATCTAAATCCATTATGTTCTCCCTTCAATTTTAACAATTTCTTTACCAATTCTTTTGAGCCAGTCTGATTGAGACATGCCTCTTGGCTTAATATTATTCTTAACAGAGAGGTGGTCAGATGAAATCTTAATACCTGTTCTCTTACCTTGTGCTTGTTGCCTACTTCCATTGGAAGCAGATGCTACCCTCTGCACAGATGGGTTTACATCTTTATTAGCTTCTGATTTTAAATCAGGATAAACTTTTTGCAATCTTTTGTCCATTTCTTGATAGTATTCATCTTCAGTGCCTTCATAACCTTCATTGGTCAAATCTTCATGAATACCCATTGCAGTGTATGTTTTTACTCTGTCCTTTTGGAACCAAGAGTTTTCTTCTGCCCATGCTACTGCTTTGTCATCAGGCTTAGATTCATCATACACTGGTTGTTGTCTTTGCACTACATTTTGTTGTACTTGTGATTGCTGATACTGTTGAGCTTTGTTTTGCTCAGATTGAACTTTTGCCAGTCTTACCCTTTCCTCTTCTAATGCAACCTTGTTTAAAAGCTCTACACTTTTTACCTCAAGATCAGGGTCATTGGTTTCTTTGGCTTTTCTGTAGAGTTCTTGAGCCTGTTCTTTTTGTGACTTAACTCTGCTTTCATACTCACTGGTATAACTCTCATCTAAAACAGCTTGTTTACTTCTGAGAGCATTTAACTCATTTTGCATTTGTGCATAACGAGTTTCAGCTTGTACCGCTCTGTCCTCTGCCACTTTATATTTAGCAGTAAGCTTGTTAATTCTTTTGCTTACTCCTCTTGTATACCTATCAAGTTCATCATCAGAGTCACCTGAGTTGACTTCTGTAGATTCTGCCTGATCTAATGAAACTGTCTCTTCAACAGCATCATTGTTGGCTTCTTCTAGTTGAACCTGAATTTCATCTACTTGATTTTCCATGTCTATATCCTCTTATACTGATATGATGTCATCAGGGTTTAAGATGGTTGCAATGACTTCATCATCATTGATGATTCTGTGCTCACTCTCATCTCCTAATTTAAACCTAGCTCCTGCATACCTGCCAACAAGCACCCACTGTTTTTCTTCACACCAAGGCTTTTCAAACCTTTTGGCATCTTTATAACAGTCCGGTCCCATGGCAACCACATAAGCAACTACAGTTGCTAGACTCTCTCTTTCGATAGTTTCCTTTACTAATTGGATTCCACCTTCTGTCATGCCTTTGCCTTTGTATGGAAGAACTAACATTCTCCATCCAGTAGGTTGAGGCATCCTTTCTAGAACACTCTTGTCAATGAGGGTTGGGTCTAATACCCTGTTATCCTCTTTAACAAAAGCATTATCTAAATTTATGCTTGATTCTTCTTTTTTTGGCTTCTTTAGTCATCTAACAAATCTCCTTCTCCATGTAAGTGTTCTTTTATCTTATCACGAATATAATTTAATGCAGAGAGTTCACCCATTAAAAAGTTATATTTTTCCATGCTTGCAACTCCACCTGAAGTCAAAACATCCATAATTTGTTCTTCTTTGTCATCAATAGCTCTCTTGATGCTAAGAATATGATCGTAAAAATCCATAAAGATTAAAAAATACCTTTAAAGCCTGTTCCTCTAAGTGCGGCTCCACCACCTCTTGACTTGCCTGCATCTCTGCCCGGCTTGTGAGATGTGTCAACCTTAACTTTCTTTGGCTGACTCAATGGTATTTTGCCCTGACCTTTGATTGTAATTTGTGTTTTAGCTTTCACTTTTTACCTCCAGTTTTTTTTGCTTTTGCTTTTGGCTTTGCTTTAGCCTTGGCTTTTGGTTTTGCCTTAGCTTTAGCTTTTGGCTTCTCCTCAACTACAGGCTCAGGCTTTGGCTCAGAATCCATAGGTTTGTTGATAACTTCTTCAGCAACTTTTTCTTTAATCTTCTTTTCTTTGATTTGTTGCTGTATTTTTTCGTTTATAGAACTTGTCATTATTTATTCATCCTATGTTGTAAATCAATTAATTTTAGCTCAGTTTGTTGCTGAAGTCTTTGTTTTGCAATCTCATTCTTTTCACCCTGCACTGATGCTTGTTGATCTGCCTTTTGTTGGGCAATCTGTATCTCTGCTGATTCTTTTAAAGCATCTTGCTGTTCTTTTGCCTTAAATTGCTCACCCTTCATGTCTATTTCTTTATTTCTCAAACCAAGCTCTTCTTGTCTTATAGCAACAAGTGGGTCTTGTTGTTGAGGTGGTTGTACAGACATAAGGAAGTTATTTGATAGCTCTGCCAAGATTGGTGAAGAGAAAGACTCTATGATTGTTTGTATTTGCATTTGCACTGCTTGTTGTTGCTCAGGTTCTAGCTGTGCTGATTCAACAGATAGCTGTTCAATTTGTTGTATTAGCTCAGGTGGTATTTGTTCTTGTGCTAATTTATTAGCCAAGAATTGTAAGTGTTGCATAACATGAGAAATAATTAAGGTTTGTAATTGTGGGTTAGTCTGTACAGATTGTGTCAAGAATAGTGACTTATGTGCTTCAACATGTGCTTCATGGTTTTGTTCAGGAAAAGCAGTTGCAGGTATACCTTGCAATAAGCCTGAATTTTCCATGCCTGCATCAGTTGGCATAGGTCTATTGTCTGATGGTGGCTGTAACAATGAATCAATGTTATCTATACCCAATGCTGAGTACATTCTTCTATAGGCTTCATATATACCACTTGCACCATGTATTTCAGGATTTGATTGC